AGCGGTTTTCGCCCCTTTGGGACTTTTCATGAACACAAATAAGTTGTTCTGTCGGCTTCGGTTTGTGTTCCGTGGGTAGAGCCACGGTTGCAGCTTCGGCGAGTTGACTTTTAACACCCCTCCGTGTACATACTCGTTAGGATCCTTGTCCGTCCCACGCTCGACTATCACTGCTTCACACCAATTCTACATATGTGTTTTGGTTGCTTTGGTTTAGCTCATTATTGACCAGGTTGCCGCTCAATGGCGTAATTTCTAGCTCTGTTGTACTGGGGTTCACCAGCGTGGGGAACGTTGGTTCGCCGGTGTGACAACTGGATTGTCATTGTAATAAGTAAGCTCTGATCGGTTTACGTGTCCTGAGTAAGTCACATAGGGCGCACCCTTCAATGGGTAAGAGCGCTTCTCTCACCGCGCCGCCTGCAGAAGCGGCGCGGCTTTGTATTTTTCTGTAGCAACAACACCGCAATTCAGACTTTACAGTCTGTGGTCGCCGCCCCCGACTTTCGTGACAACGAACACGGCATACCAGATGGAAACTCTGGCCGCACTTTCGTCATGGAGTCTACCTCGCTTGTCACTATCACCGTGACTCCTGGCACCACTACTTTTATAGTCATCCCCCCTACTCCTCTCGTCTCGCACTACAGGGCTGAGGGTATACCGAATGTAAGCTCCGGGGATTCAATCCTCGCCGCTTCTCCTTCTCTCCAGGGTTATTTCTTCCCTGAGAACGTCGGACTCTTCCCGCATTATTACGATCTTCCCGACATTCCTACTGTCTGGCGCAACATCGTTAACACCACTGCGGTTGATCAGTTTCGGGTTATTACTCACAGCGCCGAGCTCGTTAACACTAACAACGCCTTCAACACTTACGGCACTATCACCGCATACAAGACGGACATGAACATGGTTGTACCACCAGTTTTCGCTATCCCACCAAGTGGCCCAGCTGTGCTGGGCCCAAATTTGGAGGTGACAGGCGCCACCCCTCTTATGCAGGATGTTGCCACTACTGGCACTTATGTGCAACCGTCCCGTGCTGGGGTTTACACCGTCGCCATGTGTCACACTGGTGCTGCTGGTGATTTCCCCTTTCGTACCATCTTCAATGAGGTCAACGCCAATGGCGGCGGCATTTACGGGCCAGCTATCACAATGTCAGGCGCCTCCACACCCATCAAATTCTATCCTGCCCCTCCTGGGTGGGATCAGTCATATGACACCCACGTTTACCGGATTTCTGTCCCCGAAGGGGGTTCCGTCGTCGCACAGCAGTTCATTCTCAAGGTTTGGCGCCGTATCGAGTACACCCCCGTGATGTTTAGCCTTCTTTGGCATATCTCATCACAGGGCGAACCTCGCAGCGACTCCTTCTTTAAGATGTACGGTGCCATGGAACGCAAACTCCCTATTGCAGTCACTGCCAAGGAGAATCCGGACTTCTGGGACACCATGCTCAAGACAGTCAAGAATGTTTCCTCTGTCGCCCGAGCCATACCTGGCCCGGTCGGCTTAGTTGCTGATGTTGCGTTCAAGGGCGCGAAAGCCATTTCACGTGCTCGCAAAGGTAAGTCCACCAAAACCGCCGTCAGAAAGGTGGCCAAGAAGGCAAACAAGCGTAAGTAGTATTTCTCGGTAGTTTCTTTTTCTTTCATTCGTGCAAGTTGCATTGTGCTCCGCTCAAGGACACTTTGCTGCGTTAGCATCAGGTGCACACCACCTGAGGTATGGAACCGCTTTCTAGCGGGTGTAGGTTGGTGGCCTTAGCCGAGCCCATGACTCTTCCTACATAGTCGCTCCGTGTGGCTAGTTTTCCTCTTTGTCG